TGGAACGCATTCGACATCCATATCTTTAGGAAAACTGCTCACAGCTTCACGGTGACATTGAAGAAGGTGGTCGGCTGCATCACGTTGGCTGCACTTCCGGAGCCGGTCGAGCCGGTACGAAGGCCACTATCCACCGGGGTTGCGTTGCCATTGCCCTTAATGATCCGTCCCGCTGTGGCGCCGCTGCTGTCCACATTCTCGGCATGATCGTGCGCTGCCAGTTCCGTCGTGGTCTGTGCGTGCTTTTCCTCACCGACCGTGGCGCCGAGGGCGCGCGCCGTGAGGCCGGAGCCCGCTCCGGCCACCGCGAGTGCGCGGCCGAGCGCCTTGGGTAGGGCGATGCGGCATTTGTTGCCCCACGCCATTGCGGCACTGCCTTGTGCGCCCCGGGTAGTGGCGCCGCCGGCCGAAGTCGTCAGCGGCACGTCAGCGTCGGCAAGGCCATAGAGCAGCACGAACAGGTCGTGGGTGTCGGGGTCGGCGCGATTGCTGGCGCCCGATCCGGCGTCGCCGAGCGTACCGTCGTCCATCATGATCCAGCCAGTCTCAGCCGAGGCCTGCATGGTCAGCTTGGCGTCGCCGGTGCGCCAATCGCCTCCCGACAGTTCGTGCCAGTTTGCGGCGGCGTCGGCGAGAAACAGCGTGAGCTCGTTCGGCCGCGCCGTGCGGCTGACGCCGCCGCGCAGCAGCAAGGCGGCCGAGTTGACCAGCGGCGTCGCGTCGGCAAACAGCACGAAACGGAACTTGTTCGCCGCCGTGCCGAAACTGTCGACCGGGTCGGTGCCCTGCAGCAGGATCAGGTTGCCATCGGGGGCGCCGAGATCGACCGTGCCGCTCGGGTCGGTCGCAACCACGAGGCCTGGCGCGAAACTCAGCGCACAGGCAAACGGGATGTCGGGCATCAGATGATGGCGGCGAACTGCGCGTCGACCGCGTCCCAGGTCGAGATCGTCCCGGTATTGATGGCAGCCACGGCCCGAGCCTCGGCCGCGTAGCATGCCTGCACGTGGGCGACCACGCCGGCATGGATCGCGGTCATCTGCGCACCATCGACGGTGACGAACTTGCCGTCGGCGGTCTTGAACGTCGTCGTCGCCAGCGCCAAGGAATCGAAAGCCTGCTTGAGCTGCGCAATCCTGGCCTGCGACGCATCGTCGGTCGCGACGGGAATGCGGTCGACCACGGCGCCGCCGGTCGCGGTCAGCCAGCGCTTGTTGGCGGCATAGGCGAGCAACAGCGCATTGGTCGGCGCCGGGGCCTTGTATATCTGCACGTGGGGGTCGGACGGATTGGCCACGTCAAGCTTTGTTCCATCCGGCGCCGGAATGACCCGCACACCGCCGCCATAGGCTTTCGGGCCGATGACCTGATCATCGCGATGAATGGCAAATACCAGATCGTTCCTGCAGTAGAGCAGCATCTTATGCCTCGTGGATCACAATCGAGTTGTAGTTCCCGACGGTATTCGCCGTGGGGCTCATCGGCCCCACATTGGTGCATCCATAGACGGTAACGCTTGCAGCGTAATTTGCGAAGGCGGTCGCGATGCCGTTGGCGTTGCCGCCGCTGCCAAAATCCAGAAAGTCCGCCTCTACTTTGCCCTCGTCCGTTGCCGCGACGCCGTAGAGGCCATTTTTCCAGATGCGACCGGAATTCGGCGTCATGATTGTCTGTGCGCCATCGGAAAAGACGCCGCAGCTGCCGTTGCATTCACAGAAAAAGTTGCCGCTCCAAATCGCGTTGACGCAGCCGACCAGTGCCTCCATTCCATTACTCGCGTTGGACAGGACAAGAACTGCCGAGGTTCCTGCCATCGGCGGCCCGCATGTGCCGTTGCGAGGATCGCCAGCGAAGAAAACGCCGCCAGCATTGCTGTGAATGCCGTCCATGCTGTTACCAAGGCATACTACCGTTCCGGCGTTTATCACCTGCACGGTCGCACCCTGGCCGATTTCCAGACCGTGCCGGCCAGCACCGACAGCAGCGATTCCGTTCGGGCTGCCGAAGTTGGAGACAAGTGCGGGACCATAGGTCCGGATCGCACTCACATCCGAACCGTCCGATGTCGCCAGGATGCCGTCGATCTTGCCGAGATTGCCGCGGATATCGAATGAGGCGCCGTTGGTGAAGCGCAGTTCGGTGGCGAACTTGGTGCGCAGCATCGTCAGGTTCGTCGAGGTATTCGATGAGCGCGACCCCGAACTGTTGCCGGTCAGCGCATAACCCGCGTCCGTTGCCGGCAGGCTAGCCGACATGGTCGCGCCCACGATCTCGATGCGGTCGCCATTGGGGTGAATGATGGTCGGCCCGGTGCCGTTGTAGATGAACTGCCCCGGCGCGATCAGCAGGGTCACCAGCCCGGCCGGCGTGATCTTGTATTTGCGCAGATACTCCATCGCGGTGTTGAGGTCGGCGAAATTGGCGCCGGCACCATGCACCGTGAAGGTCACATGCGTGTTGATGATGTCGGAGGTGACGCGGTTGGTGCCGAGCTGGTAGGCGGTGCCGTCAAATAGCATCCACAGAATCTGGCCGGCATTGCCGTCGCCGGTCTGAAGATCGGTCAGGTCGGAGCGCAGCACGCGGATCGGCGCGCTGCCGTTCACCGAAATGAAGGTCGGACCGGTGACGTCGTTGGCGAGCTTGACCAGCAGTTCGCCACCGTTGCCGCCGGCGACCAGCGCGCCGGTGATAGGGGGCGAGAAATTGGCGGTAATGGTGTTGGGCGTGACGCTCAAATCCACCGTATAGGGGATCGAGAGCGTGTAGGTGTTGATTTCCGTGCTGCTGCTGGTGAAGCCCTGAAAATTGGCGATCTGCCATTTGGTGCTGCCGTGATCGCAGACGAGCACAGCCACCTGGTTGGCGCGCAGGTCGCCTTCGACGAGTGCCGCCCCATTGGCGCGAACGATGTCGGCAAAGCCGGTGCCGTCGAAGTTGATCGCAGCCGGGCCGGTGATGTCGGCCGGGATCAGCACCCGCATCATGAGCCCCGGCCGGCGCTCCTGCAGCGGCGGGTCGGTGGTACACGACAGCGAATTCGGATTGTCGTCGACCATGACGGCTTCGACGTAATTCACGCCCTGCCGCACGGCGCGGGTGACCTGCTCAAGGTCATCGTCGGACGGGGTAAAGCCCGAATAAGCGATCAGCGATTGCAGCTCGCGCTGCGGTTCCTCAAACGCAGCGGCAGGCGGGATTGAGCCCTGCCGGCCGATCGACGGATCGCCGTTGATGTATGGACTATCGGCAGGCGTTCCGTAAGGTTGCTGATATTTCATTGATGAACCTCGGCTAAGGCGTTCCTGCCATCGAGCCGCCGGTGGCGAGGCCCGAATAATCAAAAACGATATCGCTATGACCAGGCTTCCACCGCCGCAGCAGGCATTCGAGATCGGTCGCGATTCCGATGCGCAGGTGCGGATCGACACCGGCCTGTCCGGACGAGGCGCGAAACCACGACAAGCGCGCCTTGTCGATATGGACGGTCCAATAGAACCGCATCTCCGGCGGTCCGATTTCCCAGCGCCAGTCGCCCCATTGATCGCGGGTATCGCCGCATCGCGAGACGCCGCACATGAAAGGTGCATATTCGGTGATGCGGATCTTGTAGCCGATGCGGGCGCTTGCATCGACGAAGAACTGCCGTGACTGGCCGCCCAGCAGGGTCATCTTGGTGACGAGCGCGATCTGGCGGTCGGCGATGGTGAGCGGCTCGGCGATGCACGGATCCGGCAGGCCCCAGTTGCGCTCCCAATCCGGCAGCAGCTCGACCGTCCGGCGCGGATCGGATTCGCGCTCCAGGAGATCGGCGGCGCGGCTATCGAAGAACCCGAACACCTGGGCGAGGCCGCGCAAGGCGGTCATCAGGACGGTTTCGGGTTCGCGCGGCCAGGCGAGCCCGGGAGGCAGCAGCGCTGCCAGGGCGTCGGCATAGTCGTCCCCGCCGCGCCGTACATGGCGGTCAGCCCGGCCGGGTGCGATCGGACGAAACGACCAGATCTGATGCAGAAAACTTGAGCCCAGCACCGGAGCGCCGGCCGCAAGATCGGCCGCCGCGAGTGTCTGGCTCAATTCCGGTGCGCCCAGCACTGCGGCCGGGTTCTCGAGCGAAGAGGCCGCAGGAAGCTCGTCGACGACGCCTGGCGCCCCCAGCACTGGCGATCCTGCCGCCAGCGCAGCGGCGATCCATATGTGTTTCTGCTTCAGCGCCGATGTGTCCAGCACTGGCGCCGATACGGCCAGTCCGGCGGCGCTTAGTTCGTTGGCGGACGAGCTGCTATAAGGGGCAGTCGGCGGCGTGAAATCGCTGGTGTTGCGCGCAATGCCTTTGCTGAAGCGAAATTCGTCAATATAGCCAGTGAAATTGTAGACGCCATCGCCACCGACCGGTATTGGATCGGAGGACGTCACTGGCGTCAAACTGGACGTCCAACTATCAGTCTCGATGCCGTTATTAAAGCAATGATAGGTATTTCCGGATCGAACGACTTGCAGATGCTGCCAGGTGTTCAGCGTAACCGAGCCAAGTGATCTGGCCTCGGCAATGTCGTTGGAGGTTCTGTTCGACGACGAATAAAAATACCAATCAGAGCTGTAGCGATAAATCGAAAAGGCACCGAAATAAGCAAATCTGCCCACCAGCTGGGCGCCGCCGGTGGCCGAGGTAGGATAAACCCACAGATCAATCGTGTAATCGCCGTCGACATGCCAGTCGGCATGGTCCGGCGTGTCGATGTAGGCCGAGCCGTTGAAAAATCCTGACGCAGCGCCGAACTTCTTCTGCGCGGTCGCGAGCGTCGCCGTGTGTGCGGTCCAGGTCTTGGCCGCACCGCCGGCATTGCTGTCGGTGAAGGTGGTCGAGCCGTTGCTGCCGTCGAAATGCAGCAGTGACTTGGTATAGGTATCGTTGCCGGCCATCAGACGACCGTCATGACGCCCGGCACGGCCATGCAGCCATTATTGGGCATCGGGCGATCGTCCATGTTCAAGTCGAAGGAATTCACCCCCGGCGTGTTGAGGATGGCATCCGACACCCAGGCCGCAAAGATGGTCTGCGCCGGCTGCAACACGCCGTTGAGCGCGAATGCCGGCTTGGCCTTGTCGCGCAGCATCTTGGCGACCGAGGCCTCGATGGCGGCGCGGATCGCCGCCGTGTCGGCATCGAGCTGAGCAATGGTGAAATCGATCGGCAACGGAATGGGGGCGACGACGAAGAAGTCCTTCACCGCGACCGGCCGCACGATGTCGAGGTAGGCCTGCACGGCGTCGATGTCTTCCTGCAGCGGAAACCCGCCGTTTCCGGCGCGCAAGTCATCGCACATGAACCGCACCGTCACGGTGCCGATGCCCATTTCATTGGGCGCACACCACGCCCGCGTCACCCCGGCGACCCGCGTGGCCCAGGCGACATAATCCTCGGCGTCGCCGCCCATCGGCGGCTGCTGGATGCGCTCGAGCACCCGGCCGCGCAGCTCGTCGATCGTCTCGGCCTCGGCGCCACCTTGCAGCGACAGCACCGTGGCCTGGCCGTCGACACCGGGAATGGCGGCGACGAAACTCAGCGTCATCCCGGCGTCCAGGTTGCCGGCGACGCCGACGGTCATCGCCTGCAAATGGACGGGTGTTGCTTCGTTACCGAGCATGATCTGCTCGGTGGTCTCGAACAGGGTTCCGTCGATGCCGGACAGCCGGGTGGCGAGCGGAATGGTGATTTCCATCTGCCCGGTCATGGTGACGATGCCGGTGGCGCAACTGCCCGGCTTGCGTCCGCGGGTGCCGTCGGCGTTGACGAGCCAGATGACGCCCTGGCGTTCCAGCCATTCGTCCTCGGCGGTGTCGGGCAGCAGCTGTTTGGCGAGCCAGTCGACATACAGGAGGCATAGATAGGCGAGGCCGGCCATGGCATCGGAAACGATGCGTGTGACGGAATTGGGCACCATCGCCTTGGCGCGCAGTTTCGCCAGCACATTGTCGCGCGTGGTCGCCCGTAACGACTTGAGAGATGGCGTGAGCCAGGGCATCAGATTTCGTCCCACAGCGCCTGATAGCGCAGCGCCACCGCCGGCAGCGGGCCGCGGTACATGACGATGGCGCCCGATATCTGGCTCGCGCCTGCGCGCTCCACCGTGACGGCAAAGCGGCTCGCGACCTTGGCGTCGAGGAACGGCTTGAGACAGGCGCGGATATAGCGCTCGATGATGGCGACAGTGGCGCCCTCGCGCGCACCGACGTCGGTGATCTTGGCGCGCCGCAGCAGCCACAGTTTCGAACCGACCGGCCAGCCCTGCCAGAGCTCGGCAGCGTCGATATCGCCCCACCAGCCGCGGCGGTCTTCGTCGTCGAGGCCCGGCAGCGCATCGTCCGGAGCGGCCCTGGCGTCGGTTGCCAGCGCGACGCTCACGGCGCTGGCGAGCTCCTGGGTCTCGTCGAGCATGCCGTCGGGACGCTGCAGCCAGTCGAAAGTCACCGAGACCGGCGAGGGAATGAGGATATCGACGACGCGAATGTCGGGCATTTTTACTTGCCTTTCTTCGTTCGCTTCGCGGTCGCGGCCATCGCCATCTCACTGTCGCTCTCGCCGATCGCGGCAAACACCTTGCTGCTCGGCCCGTCGACGGTGACGACGGCGTGGCTGGCGCTCTCGGCACCGAGATAGGTGTTGCCGCCCTTGCAGGTCACGCTCGCCGAGCCGTTCTGCATCTTCACCTTGTCCTTGGTGGCCAATAGGTGCGATCCGTCGGCGGTCTGAAGGTGCACGTCGATGCCGGCCGGCGCATGGATGACCAGGCCCTTACTTGAGAGATAAACCTGCAGGCCCTGATGATCGTAGAGCACCACCTCGCCTTCGGCGAGATTGTTCGGGCGGTAGCGGCGGTCGAACGTCTGGTTAACGACGCCGTGCGAGCGCGAGCCACCGAGGAAGGTGACCAAGGCCTCGGCGCGCATCTTCTGGCCGTTCTCGGTGGTGGGTCCTTTGACGACGGTCGAAAACCCATAAGGATGCGCGTGCTCGATGGTATCCATCGACTCGCTGTGAAAACCGCGCAGGTGCATTTCCTGCAGCAGCGGCGCGTCATCGACCTTCTCGACCGTCATGCGGCTGACGCCGGTCAGTGCCCGGGTGCCGATTTCGCGGGTAGTGGCGTATTTCATGGCTCATCCATCTGGCGGCACAGGTGTTGCGGGATTACTGCCGGGCGACAATGCGCTCTGCAGGCAGCATTCGATGATCGAGACAGTACCCTCTTCGTTGCTCTGCCGGTGCTTGACGCCGGCGACCGAGAGCACCACGCCGTCGGTCGGAAACAGCGACGGCGAATAGATCGTGACCTGCTTCCACACATGCTCGCACCAAATCTTGCCGGCATCGTCGAGCCAGCCTGCGACGGTGATGTAGACCTGCACGACGGTGCCGAGGTTGGTGGCAGCCTCGAAATTAGTGCGATGCAACAGGTCGCCCTGGTCGGCCGGCATCTCCGCGACGATGATACCGGGCCGGTAGGCCTGCCAGGTGCTCTTGGCGAGCGCGGCCACGTCGCGCGCCCGGTCAGCATGGTGCGTGTCGTTGCCGAAGTTCTGCCCATGCCCCCAGATGTCGGCCTGCGCCTCCTCGACCGACATCACCGCATGGGCGTCCTCGATGTTCTTGCCCTCGACGAGGTCGGCAACCGATCCGGAAGTATCGCCGCGCCCGGCCACGAGATTACCATTGGCATCGTCAGTAAGGTGCAGATTGCGGAACCTGGCGAGACGCTCGATCGCCTGCTTGGCGGTCTCGCCCCAATGAATGCTGACCCGCTCGAATTTCTTGTCGGCGCCGTCGGTTGATCCGGAAAGCGATACCTTGACGCCGAACGGCTTGGCAATCTTGTTCGCGATCTGCAAAAAGGTCGCGTTCTTGTATTGCCCGATCGCGTCGACCGGGGTCGACACCGGCAGCGATGCGGTCTTGGAAGCAACCACGATCTCGATCTGTTTGGTCGTAGCCGTCAAGATGACCTGGCGCACCGAGACAAACCCGTCGGTCATCACGGTGCGGCCGCCGAGGATGACGGTCACCGGCCCGTCGCCGGGCTTGAGCCGCAGATTTGACCAGCCCCGCGGGGCGTCGGGCGGCGTGATCTCCATCACCCGGACGCGTAGATGCGAGGTGACGTTACCGATCTTGCGCTCGAACTCGATAAATTCCCACTGACTGTAAATGGTGCCGCCGACCTTGATCTGGCAGACTTCCTCGGGCTTGGGCATAAACGGAGGATCACCCGCGGACAGGTGGGCCGTAAACCTGCCACCCGAGCAGCAGGAACAGAACGAAGTCCAGAAATGTGCTGGCGATACCGACGCCGTGCGAATAGCCGCCGAGCGCTCCACCTCCGAAATTCGCAAGAAGGGCGAACACGGCCCAAACCAGCATCAAAACCCAAAATATCAGGCCTCTGCTCATGATGTTCTCTCCTAAGCCGACAGCCCCTTGATCGCGAGCGGACAGAAGCAGGGGTGGACGATCTTATTCTCGGCCACCAGCTCGGCGACCCGCGCGGCGTCACCATAAAGCCGCTGGGCGATCCACAGCGCCGGCATGGATTGCGGCAACTGGTAGGCGATCATGCGCGGCAGCGGCCGCGCCCGGGTGCCGAGATCATTGGTCACCGCTGCCGCCAGCGCGGTGAGCGCGACATAGACCTCCTGGTCGAAATTGTCGGAGGCGTAGAGCACCGCGCGGTCGATCGCGGCGCCATAGCGGTCCATGGCGGTCTCGACGTCGTCGCGGCTGGTGAAGGTGGTCGAACTGAGGATCTGCGCTTCCTCGATGAGGCAGAACCGCACCAGGGCGGCGGCCAGCAGTTGACCGGGCAGATACTGCGGCGCCTCGGCCTCGACCGCGAGCCTCACCCGGCCCATGCCGTCGAAGCTCGCACCGGCCGCGACCGCCAGTTCAAAACATTCGAACAGGTCGGCAGCCACCGCCCCGGCCGCAATCTTGACCGTCGATCCCGCCCGCAGCGCGCCGACCGCCTGGCGCAAATCCGCCGACGCCGGATCCATGAGTGGCGCCGGGTCCTGCGCCAGCAACACGGTCAGCGCCCGCTGCAGGATGGCGTCGGCCTCGGTGAGTTCATGCTTGCGCATCAGGCGAGACTCGGTCCCAACCCGCCGCGCCCCTGCGATTGCGGCGACGACAAGCCATCATCGAGCGTTTTCTGCGTAACTGCTGCAGCATTCCCGGAAGCCTGCTGCACGTTGCCGGCGGCATCGGTCTGAAAGCTCGAAGCCGGCAATCCGCCCGCCTCGGTGAACGTCATCTCGAACTCGGCCATGCGGCCGCGCTGGCGGCGCTCGACCACGGCATAATGGTCGACGTTGACCTGTTGCTCGCCCTGGGTGGGCAGTACCAGCAGGCCTGGCCCTTCCTGCTCCAAGGCATCGATGAGGGCGTCGCGCCGGCTGATATAGTCGGCGCCGATCACATAGGCCGAAACGGTGAAGCGGCGGGCGCGCCGGCCCAGGTCCTCCGAATAGGGCACGTCGCGCTTGGGAAATTCGTGCACGACGTCGCGTCGGCCGCCGCCCTTCTCGCGCGATTCCACATGGAACTCAATGCCGCGGAAAGTCGCCGGATAGAGTTGTGAGCGCCAGACTTCAGGCATTTTCAATCCGCCGCGCGCTGCATGGTTCGGCCTCTGTTGAGTTCGACCTCGTCGAAGATGCCGTGCGTCTCAAGCCACGTCCTGGTGCCGCTCGGCATGTTCTTGAAATCGACCGACAGCTTCGCGCCGCCCGACACTTCGACCGGTGCAGCGGCAGCGCCGACGCCTGCGGCCTTGGCTGCTTCGTTAAGCCCGGTGAGCGGCCGCACGCCAAAGCGCGCATCGGTCGGAAAATCGCGGCCGTAGCCCATCTGCTGGGCGAGCGGCCCGGAGATGTCGACGCCGCGCTTCGTCCAGCCCGCCGGCCCGCGGTCGATCAGCGGTGCCGTGAACTTGCGGCCATCGGGCGTCGTGACTTCGTACATGTCGCCCATCCGCCCGCCGCTCGGCAACGCGATCCCGGATGTCGTCGCCGCCGAAAGGCCGCTTGCGGTTTGCCGGTCGCTGAAGGTCGAGGCCGCGACCTGGCCGGGGCTGCCGGGGCCGCCCCACTCGAAATGGCCGAAGTCGGGATTACGCCAGTCGCCGCCCGAAATCATGTTGCGCCGGCGCAGGATCTCGCCGAGCGTGTCCTGATGGCTCGAGGCCCAGCTGCCGAATTCCTTGCCGACGACATTGCGCGAGCGCTGGGCGTAATCGAGCGCCGTGCCATAGGCGTGCTGGCTCCACTTGTCGGAGCCAGCGATCTTGCGCTGATTGTAGGAGCCGATGTCGCCGATCGGTGCACCCGCCGCCACCATGTCGTCGACGAAGCCTTTCATGTCCGCCGCCGCCGCCTTGTTGACCGTGATCGGCCCGGCCGCGGTCTGCACCGTGACCAGCTCGCCCGGCCCTGGCAGGGCGCCTTTCATGAAGTTGGCGCCGCCCCTGCCGCCAAGGCCCGGCCCGCCGATCATGCCGGCGCCCGATCCGGTGCCGCCGCGCGGCCGAAATCCGCCGAAGCCCGTGTGCGCGCCGATCATGGCGCCGTCGTTCCCCGTGCCGAACAGTTCGCGCATGGCCTGGATGACGCCTTCATAGGTGCCCTCACGCGTGGTCTTCTTCTGCTCTTCGGCGCCGAGTGCGCCCCAGCGGTCGGCGAAAGTGCTTCCCGAAGACAATGACGGCTGCTCGATCTTGCGCAGCAACGAATCCAGGCCGCCGCCTGGCGCCCCGCGCTCAACGATTTGAGGAGTGCGGCCGCGCCGCCACCAGTCGACAATCGCCGATCCCGATTGTTTGGCGGACGGCGAGTACATTTCGCTCGGGAAGTGGCCCTTGGCCACGACCTCGTTGTTGAAAATTCGCCACTGATTGATTTGTGCGCTCAGCCAGTCGGCCAATTGCGCGCCGGGCCCGGTGACCAGGAG